CTGGAACTCGCATAGGCAAGATACTTGATCAAGTTTCGTTTCCTACATCTATGCGCACCTTGGATTCTGGTAACACATTGTGCCAAGTCGATCCTGCCACTTCTCGCACTTCTCTCGATGCCCTAAAAAATGCAGAGTTTTCAGAGCAAGGCGCGTTCTATATCAACCACGAAGGCACAGCAGTATTCATCAACCGCACTAATGTCATTAAGAAGTACGGCGAGACTCCTATTGAGTTTGATCAAACTACGGGCATTCCTTACACAAACCTAGTATTCGCCTTTGATGACAAGCTCATCATCAACAGCGCGGGAATGACTATTGTGGGCGGCACTCAGCAAGTCTCAGAGAATGCAGCCTCGATCGCTAAGTATTTCTCGCATCAACTTAATGAGTCCAACCTAGTAGCCCAGACAGATGCAGATGCTCTCAATATCGCCAAGATATATGTAGCGACTAGAGCCGAGACAACAATCCGCATCGATGCTATGACGGTGGATCTGCTAGATCCAGATGTGCCAACAGCTACAATGCTGGACTTAGATTACTTCTCTAACCTAAAGATTACGAATGTACAGCCAGATGGCTCAACGATCGTTAAGACACTACAAGCGCAGGGACTGGATTGGAATATAACGCCAAACTCCATGAAGGTAACTGTTACAACACTTGAGCCAATAGTCGAGGGCTTCATCATAGGCTCGGCTGTATCAGGTATAATCGGCACTAACATAATGGCGTACTAGGAGATATAAATGGCAACAGGCTTTCCAGCAAGCACAGGCGATGTCCTAAGCGCGGCTATGTACAATGGATTGACTTCATTCACAGTCGGCACGGCTAACACAGTCGATTACACAGCAGTTATAGGCGATGCTTATCAGACCCTTCAGATTATGAACAAAGCAACAGCAATCGCTTTTAAGATCCCTACTAATGCCAGCGTAGCCTTACCTATTGGCACAGTAATCACAGTTCTTAACATTGGTCTTGGTACTTGCACAATCTCAGCAGTAACTAGCGGAACAACAATAGTTCTCTCAGCCGGTGCGACTCCAGCCGCTCCAACTGTTGCTCAGTACAAGTCAGCAGCCTGTATTAAGACTGGTACAGATGCTTGGTATGTCGTAGGTGCAATAGCATAATGATTGCTAATGCGATTACTGGAGTAACTGGCATACCAATTCCCCCAGCAGTAAATGTGCAATATCTTGTAATTGCGGGCGGGGGCGGAGCAGGTTCAGTTTCAGGCGCGGGCGGGGGCGCGGGCGGCTATCGTTCAAGTGTTACAGGCGAATCATCGGGTGGTGGTGCTAGTGCGGAGTCTGTTTTTGTTGGTGCTTTATCTACTAATTACACCGTAACTATTGGCGGCGGCGGAGCAGGTGCTCCCGCTACAACTACCGCAGGAGTATCCGGAACAGCAGGTACGGATTCAATTTTTGCAACTATCACTTCAACAAAAGGCGGGGGCGGCGGGGGAAATCGAACCGCACCGACGACTGGGGGATCGGGCGGCGGCGGGGGCGTTGAAATAAATACAACAGGTGCAAATGGAACTGCCAGTCAAGGTCGCAAAGGTGGAAACACTGGCGGGGGCGGGGGCGGCGCAAGCACCGAAGGCACTGTTGGTATTTCAGGAAACGGCGGCACAGGTGTTGCTTCTTCAGTTACGGGTTCTTCAGTAACTCGCGCAGGTGGCGGCGGCGCTGGCGCTAGATCAATTGACGGTCTTACTACACCGGGTTCAGCCACGGGCGGGGGCGGAGCAGGTTCGGCAAACGCCGCAGGAAATCCTGGAACTGTAAACAGTGGCGGCGGTGGCGGCGGTGGAGATTATGCCGCAGGACCGAGTATTTACGCTGGCGGCTCTGGTGGTTCTGGAGTTATTATTCTTAAATATCCTGACACTTATACAGCAACCTTTAGTGGCGGAGTAACCCAAACAACACCAGCAGCAAGCGGCGGTTACAAAATTTCTACAATCACAGCCGCAGGCGTTTCAGACACAGTAAGTTGGGCATAATGGCACATTACGCATATATAGATGAAACCAATACGGTTGTAATGGTTATTGTTGGCAAAGAAGAAACTGAACTTATAGATAGTTTAGAGCCTGAAATTTACTATGCTCAAGGAACGCCTTACACAGTAAAGCGAACTTCATACAATGCGGCAATTAATGGCTTCAGATATAACTATGCAGGAATTGGTTATACCTATGACTCAGATGCAGATGCTTTCGTTGCGCCACGCCCAGAATGTAATCACAAAGAATTATTCTTAAACGATCAGTTTAAATGGAATTGCCAAGGCTGCGAACTACAGGCTAAGAAGTTATTAGATGAAACCTAGATTATGCAAAGCAGCTACTCAACTACGAGAGCAGTTCGATGACTGTTTCAGCGATCGTGATCGCACCTCGGATGGCTGGATCGGTGATAGTCGGCACTCAGCTCGTAAGTCTGACCATAATCCAGATGGCCAAGGCTGGGTTCGTGCCATTGACATTGACCGCGATCTATCCGGCAGAGCTAAGCCCGACATCATGCCCGATGTGGCAGATCAACTTCGTCTCTTGGCAAAGTCTGATAAACGCATCTCGTACATCATCTTTGCAGGCAAGATTGCCAGTTCTAAGAAGCGTTGGGCTTGGCGATCTTATGAAGGAATTAACAAGCACGATCATCATTGCCATATATCTTTCACTAACAAAGGCGATGAGGATGGCTCGTTCTTTAATATCCCACTACTAGGAGCAACTAAATGAATATGAAGCATCCAGCAATAATCTCTATCGGCGCATTCTTAGCTGTATGGGGCACTACTTCTAACTTCTCTCTTGATTATCGCGCCATCTTGGGCTCGATCGTTGCCGGTATATTCGGGTATGCCACTCCTAAAAAATGAGCACACAGGATTACGCTGCACTTGCAGTAGCGATCGTGACGGTTCTGGGTGGTGTAACTGCGATGCTGCACTTCTTAGTCCGTCATTATTTAGCGGAGCTCAAGCCCAATAGCGGCTCATCGATGAAGGATGCAGTAAATCGTTTAGAGACACGCGTTGACAAAATCTACGAAATACTCTGCGATAAGTCAAACTAATCCTATGGCACGCAAAAGAGTTATAGACCTTGAGGACTACTCAATGTTGGAAACTTACTGCATAGGGTTAAACGAGTACTGGAAAAGCCTAAAGAAGGCTGGCTTTGCTGACGATATAGCGCTAGCTCTATTGCTTGAGCCTTTAACTTATCCAGCAACTATTTTGCCAACTCCTAACTGGCTGCCAGAACTCCCCTACTCCATCCCTTATGACGATGATGATGAGGATTAACAATGAAAAGAACTGTAATCGTTCCCGATCTACAAGTTCCCTATCATGACGAAATAGCAGTAAGAAATGTTGCATCTTTTATTAAGGCATACAGGCCAGATAGCGTCATTACTCTGGGAGATGAAATCGATCTCCCGCAGATCAGCCGATGGACAGAAGGCATGCCAGGATGGTTCGAGCAGACACTTGGAGACGATCGAGATCAAGCTGTAGAAGTTCTGTGGTCTTTGGTTGAGCATTCTAAAGAAGCTCATATGATCAGAAGCAATCACACAGATCGACTTTACAATGTGATTATGAAGAAAATACCGGCATTCTTAGCGCTACCAGAGCTGCGCTTTGAGAAGTTCATGCGTTTAGATGAATTAGGTATCACCTATCATAAGAAACCTTATGCCTTTCAGAAGGGCTGGGTAGCAGTTCACGGAGACGAACAGGGTATTAACCCTAACGCGGGTCTCACAGCCCTTGGAGCAGCCCGTAGACACGGTTTAAGCGTTATATGCGGACATACACACAGAGCAGGCCAATCAGCCTTTACAGAGGCATCTGGGGGCAAAATAGGGCGCATCTTGCGTGGCGTAGAAGGTGGGCATCTTATGGATGTTCGCAAGGCTGGCTATACCAAAGGCACGATGAACTGGCAACAAGCCTTCGTTATCGTTGAGGACACGCAAGTAACGCTGATCAATCTTGAGAAGGATGGCACTTTCGTAGTTAACGGGCGCAGGTATGGACGATCTAGATAACGACATAACTTGGTCGATCGATGACGCAATGGATGAGGCAGAATTGTTACCGTTTCGTTATACAAGGCAACGCGGTTCTGTCTGATAGCCATGCAACACTTATGCCAAGAAGCTGCGAAGGGCGCAGTAGAAGGGCAGTAAATGTCAACACTACAACTAATAATCCTTGCCTCTTGGTTTGGTATGTTCTTTATGGGGTACAAAATAGGCCACAGAGATGGCTACATCGTAGGTCGCAAAGCGGTACGCAAGCATTATGACGCAATCGAGAAGGTGCGAGTATGAAGCATGCAGAAATCCTACAAAGTGCAACAGATTTATATCAAGAGCGAGGACTGCATTACGGTCATCCATCTGACAACATGGCAAGAGCAGCAAGGCTT